TACACGGACATCAAGTGTCAGCTACAACATATCTAAGTTTCGGTCTCACTGCAAAAAGAAATGTTATTTTGCTAAACACATACTATTATAGTCCTGCTAATCAAGTTGTTAAAAAAGCGCCTAGCGAGTATTCAAAGGAGTTGCGGGATTTTATGACTAAAGTAGTTGGAAACTACAATACAAATGTTGATATGCAAACAGTAGATAGCGCAGAGGGAGGGCTTCGCAATCAATATTATAAAGATTATGGCGTTAGCTTACACCCCGTCGCAAAAGGTAAAAAAGTGGATATGATTGACTTTGTGTGTGATTTGTTGGCACAAGGTCGTTTTTATTATCTTGATATTCCAGAAAATCAAATATTCATCGAGGAACATAGAAAGTATCAATGGGATGTTAAAACAATCAACACAGACAAGCCCGAAGTCATCAAAGAAGATGATCATACGTGTGATGCTTTTCAGTACTATGTAAAAGACAATCTAAGGAAGTTAGGTCTCAAATTCTAGGAGGTGAAAACCTTGATTAATCAAATAATCGCAAGCGTGAAAGGAGTGATGCGGAGAATGGGACTATTGAAAGCACTGAAAGATGTAAAAGACCATAAAAAAGTAAATGCTAATGATGAAGATTATAAGTATATTGACATGTGGAAACGGCTATATCAAGGCCATTACGCTGAATGGCATAATCTAAATTACGAACACAATGGCAATCCGGTTAACAGACGTCAATTATCTATGAATTTGCCGAAAGTTACAGCTAAGTACATGTCTAAACTTCTTTTTAATGAGAAAGTGAAAATCAATATTGATGATAAAGCCGCTGAGGAATTCGTGCTTAATGTATTGAAAACGAACGGTTTTACTAAAAATATGGAGCGTTACATCGAATACGGCGAAGCGATGGGCGGTTTTGTAATAAAAGTGTATCACGACGGAAAAAAGAACGTCAAAGTTTCATTCGCGACAGCCGATTGTATGTATCCTTTGTCAAATGATAGCGAGAATGTAGACGAATGTGTTATATCTAATAGTTTTCATAAAAACGATAAATATTATACGTTGCTCGAATGGCTCGAATGGAAAGGGGAGAAAGTAGAAGTATACACAGTCACAACGGAGTTATACCAATCAGACGACCCGAACGAGCTTGGTACAAAAGTAAGTTTAGCGTTACTGTTTGATGATATTGAGCCTGTTGCGCCATTGTCAAAGTTTACACGTCCGACATTTACTTATATCAAACCTAACATTGCGAATAACAAGAATCTAACGAGCCCGCTCGGCATTTCCATTTATGCTAATGCATTAGACACATTAAAAACGCTTGATTTGATGTTCGATTCATACTATCAAGAGTTTAAACTTGGCAAAAAGAAAGTATTGGTGCCTTCGAGCTTCGTTAAAACGGCTGTTAACCTAGACGGCTCAACCACGAATTATTTCGATTCAACTGATGAAGCATTCTTTTTATATCAAGGTGACCAGGATGCAGATGGTAAATCAGTAAAAGATATATCTGTAGAGATTCGTTCAACGGAGTTTATCGAGTCTATAAACGCAATGCTACGCATTTATGCGATGCAAGTTGGATTATCTGCTGGCACATTCACTTTCGATGAAAACGGCTTAAAAACAGCTACAGAAGTTGTAAGCGAGAAGTCAGAAACCTATCAAACTAAAAACAGTCATTCGCAATTAATTGAACAAGGCATAAAAGAAATGATTGTGAGCATTCTTGAGGTCGGGAAATTTATCGAAGCTTATAGCGGCGATATAGTTGAGTTAGACACGATTACAGTCGATTTTGACGACTCTATAGCGCAAGACGAAGATACAACTATCAATCGTTACACAAACGCTAAAAATCAAGGTATGATTCCGCTAAAAATTGCTTTACAACGTGCTTGGAATATTACTGAAGCTGAGGCTGATGAGTGGGCTGAAATGTTAGCGAAGGAAAAACAAGCGGAAATGCCTAACAACGATATGACTGGGATATTCGGCGAAGAGGAGTGATATAGATGGCACTAACTCCAAGACAACTCGACTTGTTTGTGCAACCTGTTGTTGATGTTTACACAACGCTCGAAAATGAATTGTTCACTCTTATTGTTCGCCGATTGAAAACAAAGAAAAATATCAGCGCAGATAATGTGCTTGCTTGGCAAATAGAAAAACTTAATCAAGTTCATGCACTAGATCAGCAAATGATTGAACGAATTTCCAAAGCTTCCGGCGTTTCAGCTAAGAAGCTTTTTTCTATTGTTAAAGATGCGGGATACAGCGATTTAACACAAGTAGATAACTATTTCAGTAAATTAGCTGAAACAGGCGCTGTGTTGCCACTAGTAAGCGATGGGCAAACGATAGTCGATAAAGTAATGAGAAGTTATTTTAAGTTAGCACAAAGCAACTATAATCGCGTCAATCAAACGATGTTATCGCAAGCAAGACAAATCTATTCAGATATCATTCACGAAACGACACAGAGCGTCTTAGCTGGTTTAAAAACACATAGACAAGCATTAGCGGAAACAGTAACTAAATTCGCTGAAAATGGCGTTCCTGCGCTTGTAGATAAGGCTAATAAAAGATGGACACCAGAGGCTTACGTCCGAACCGTTACAAGAACAACCGTCAACAGCGTTTATAACAGCGTTGAAGATGAGCGAATGAATGAATATGGCGTTGATTTAGTGCGTATTTCGCAACATGTAGGAGCTAGACCAACGTGTTCAATTGTTCAAGGCAAAGTCATCTGTTTGTTATCTGTTGAAGAAACAAAAACGAAATACGGCAATAAATACATGTCTATTTACTCGCCAGAGCTTAGATATGGTTATGGAGATGGGATTTTCGGTTGTAATTGCCGTCACCATCGTTTTGCTTTCGTTGAAGGCATTAACATTGCACCAGGCGAGAACGAGTTAATAGACGAAGAAGAAAACAAACGCGTTTATATGTTGAGTCAGCAACAACGATTGATGGAACGCGACATAAGAGCAGCTAAACGCAAGCTGTCAGCTGCCGAAGAATTAGGCGATGAACTAACAGTTAAAAAGGCTAAACAAGCTGTTAGAACGAAGCAAAGCAAGCTAAGAGCATTTGTAAAAACGCACAATTTAACAAGACAGTATAGCAGAGAAAAAGTATATGCCTAACATTCGACCTGAACGAAAGTCGTTAAAAGTCGGCTCTCGTGATCGTATCACGTAAAAACAACGTAGGAGGAATAAGAAATGGAAAGAGACTTTTTGAAGGAATTAGGCTTGGAAAAGGAAACTATCGACTCTATTATGGTCGAACATGGTAAGTCGATTCAGAACGAAAAGGACAAGGTAACATCAGCGGAAGCAGAAAGAGACGGGCTTAAAAGCCAGCTTGCGCAACGGGACGATGATATCGAAGCTTTAAAAACTGATTCCGGAACGAGCAAATCTTTAAAAGCTCAATTGGAAACACTGCAAGACAATTACGAAACTTTGAAAAAAGATTCGAAGCTAAATTAGTAGAAACTCGCAAAGGTGCAGCACTTGATTTAGCTTTAGCAAATGCGAAAGCAAGAAATCCGAAGGCTGTAAAAGCTTTACTGGATAACGACAAACTAGAACTGACAGATGAAGGACTGAAAGGCCTTGACGAACAGCTAGGAGCATTGCAAGAAAGCGATGCTTATTTGTTTGCTCAAGAAAGCGAGGCGGTTCCGAAATTTGGATTCAGTGGCAATCCAACAGCTCCGGCTGGTTTCAGCGGTTCGTTGAAGGAAAATTTAAAATCAGATTCATTTAATTTAACAAAATTTTTAACGGAAAAAGGAGAGAGTGAATAATGGGAAATGAAATCACAAAATTATTAGACGTAGTAACACCAGAGGTTTTTAATGCGTACATGGATAACTTCACATCTGAAAAATCAGCAATTATCCAATCGGGAATTGCAGTGGCTGATCCAAGCGTTGCGCAAAATATTACAGCGGGCGGGTTACTTGTTAATATGCCGTTTTGGAACGATTTAGACGGCGAAGACGAAACTTTAGGTGACGGTGAAAAAGGGCTAGAAACAGGTAAAATTACTGCTAGCGCTGACATTGCTGCGGTAATGTATCGTGGGCGCGGATGGTCAGTCAACGAACTTGCGGCGGTTATTTCGGGAGACGACCCTTTAGACGCTTTAATGGGGAAAATCGCTTCTTGGTGGATGCGTCGTGAGCAAACTGTACTAATTTCCGTGTTAAATGGACTGTTTGCTAAAAACGGTGCATTGGCAAGTTCCCACTTGCTATCAAAACCAACATCTGCAATTTCGGGGAATTTAGTATTAGATGCAAAACAGCTTCTTGGAGATTCTTCGGATCGTTTAAGCTTAATGGTTATGCATTCAGCGGTTTATACAGCCTTGCAAAAACAAAACTTAATTGCATTTATTCCAAATGCTCGTGGGGAAGTCAATATCCCAACTTATTTAGGATATCGTGTAGTTGTAGACGACGGAGTGCCTTCCACAGGAACAGGAGCAGCAAAAGTATACACTTCATATTTATTTGCAACAGGTTCCATCGGAAGAAACACAGGGAACCCAGCTAAGTTAACAACATTTGAAACAGCTCGGGATGCCTCTAAAGGTAATGACCAAGTGTTTACTCGACGTGCTTTCACAATGCACCCATATGGAGTTAAATTTAAAAATGCAGTTCGTGATGCTAACGAAATCACTCCAACAAATGCGGACCTAGCAAAAGCTGGAAATTGGGAAAAAGTTTACGAAGACAAACAAATCGGTATCGTTGGTATTCAGCATCTAGTTGAAGAATTACCAGCTAGCGGAGCATGATAAAAGGGGGCGAATATTATGCCTTACACGACACTAGAATTTTATACTAACGAGTATGCGGGGGAGCATTTGGAACAGGATGAATTTGACAAACTGTTAAAGCATGCTGAAAGAAAAATTGATTCAGTGACATTTTACCGAATACGCAAAAGCGGGATTGAATCGTTTAGCGAATTTATTCAGCATCAAATACAGTTAGCTACTTGTAATCAAATCGAGTATTTCAAAGAGGCGGGCGGAACAAGTGAGTTAGCTGTTTCTAAGCCGGATAACGTATCAATCGGAAGAACTTCTATTAGTGATAGTAATTTTGCATCAACTGCTACATCACTTAATAGCGGATTGATTGGTAGCGATGTAAGGTCCTATTTAGCGCATACAGGTCTTCTTTACAACGGGGTAGGTGTTCGTTAATGAAAGTAGTAAAACCGATAACAAATGCCCCTCCGTTGCCTCTTGACTGGCTAATTCATAACATTAGT